TATGACTTAGAAATAAATGCTAAAAAATATAATTTATGAAATATTTGAGACTATATGAACAATTTACAAATAATATAACAATCAGTATAGACATAGATGGAACTATATCTAATTTTACTGAGGCATATAACTATACGTTTAAAAAATATTTTCCAGATAAAGAAACATTTATAGCTGATGATTGGTATTGGTATCGTAAAATGGATTATAATGGTGAAGATCCTGATAAGTGGTTTAAAGCCAAAAAAGCAGAAACTTTTGAATATGCTAAACCTTATCCGAATGCTGTAACTACGGTTAATAATATTTATGATTTTATTAAAAATTATGGATATAAACTCGATATCGTTACTAATCAAGTTACACAAGAATCTAAAGATGCTGCGATAGTATGGCTAAAAAATTATGGGTTTAAATATGATAACATAATTTTTGTTGATTCAGCCAAAGATAAATGGAAATATGCCGATATAATGGTTGATGATGCTGATAAAGTTATTGGAAATAAACCTCTTAGTAAAGTATCAATTAAAGTTGAACAATTATGGAATACAAATGTTGAAGGTGATTTTAATATACCTAATATAGAATCATTGAATATAAATATTATAAAACAGGCTATTGAAAAACTTAAAAGTATTAAGCTCAGATGAAATATTTACATTATTTTGAAAAACGACCAGAAGATATATAATTTATAAAAATAATATGATAAAATGAAACGAATAAAACTATTTGAAAATTTTGATGAAAATATGATCATAAAAGTAGGTATAGATATAGATGGTACCATTAATAATATGGTTGATGCTTATAATGAACTATACCAAAAGTATTTTCCGAATAATAAAGTGTATAAAGCTGATATTTGGGATTGGTATCAGCAAATGGAATACGATGGTGAAAATCCAAAGGAATGGTTTGAAAGTCACAAAGCAGAGGTCTTTGAAACTTGTAAACCTTATCCAGGTGCAGTAAATACTATCAGTAAAATTTATGATTATGTTAAAAGTCAAGGCTATGATTTATACATAGTTACAAATCAACCAACACCTGAAGCTAAAGTTGCAGCACAAATATGGCTAGATGAAAATGGATTTCAATATGATAAAGTATTTTTTGCTGAACAATCAGCAGGAAAATGGAAGTATGCTGATATAATGATAGATGATGGTATCAAAGTTTTAAATGGTAAACCTGATGATAAAGTATCTATTAAAGTATCACATCCTTGGAATGATAAATGTCATAGTGATTTTTTAATTCATAATATAACTGAATTAACTGTGGATTTAATCAAAGAAGCTATTGAAAAATTCATAGAAAAAAATTAACCGGAAAGAAAAAAATTAACCGGAAATATAAACATTTAAATTTTAAAACCATATAAAATTTATCTTTGTTTATTTTGAAGATTGGTGGTCAGCCCCAAAACGGTAAGTGAAATATTCACTTACCGTTTTTTTGTACCTCCACCCAGATTCGAACTGGGATATCAAGAGCCTAAATCTTGCGCGACTGCCGATTACGCCATGGAGGCTTATGTGCTCCTACCCAGATTCGAACTGGGACTATTCTACTTTTGAGATAGACGACTCTGCCAATTGGCCTATAGGAGCATTATTATGTAGACCACATCAGATTCGAACTGATACTTTAACGATCTTAAATCGTTTGCCGCTGCCAATTGGGCTAGTGGTCCATTTTGTACCCTTGGTGGGAATCGAACCCACAGAAAGTCTTGGTTCTTAGCCAAGCGGATATGCCTATTCTCCTACAAGGGCATTTTTGTAGTCCTGGAGAGACTCGAACTCTCAATCCTCAAAGGGCATTAGTTCTTAAGACTAACGTGTATCGCCATTTCCACCACAGGACCATAGTTGAAAGAACTATAAAATAAAAAAACCTCAGTTTTTGACTGAGGTTTTTATTAATTGTGTATATAATTGATATTACAATAGCATAAATCGCTCAGTCAACTTGTTGCATAACAAGAGGTTTAAGAGCAGTACTAGGTTCATTATGTTATTGTAGTTTTTCATTTCGTTTTTAGTTATTCTTATATGATGCAAATATAATAAAGTTTTTTCTTTTTTCTATATATTCTTAAAAAAATATTATTTTTTTCTATTTTAATCCGAATTTTAGAGTTTTAATTGTTTCTACAAAAATAAGAAATTATTTTGAAATAAAAAATTATTTCAAAAATTTATTTTAAGGACATCCGCAATCTTCATCTTTTTTTAACTTGTTTCCAGATGAATCACTTTCTTCATCTTTGTCGTTTCCTTCTATTATTTGATCAATTAAATCAATATAAATGACATAATCACTATAATCTGCATCATAGCAAATTTTATCTTCAGTACATTTATTGTAAATATAGTTTTTGACGTACAAATAGATATCATCAAAATTCTGATACTCATCTAGATCATTAGGTATTCTTAAGCCATACTCTAAAGGATCTTTACTGTGATAATTATCTGTATCATCCATAAAATATTTCGAATGTAATTCAAATATAATATCTTCAGCTGTCAAATTGAAGATATTCTGGTCTCTGATCTTTAAAAAGTCGATTATGATATAACCACTATGTCTTTGCTTATAACAATAAAATGTATTATTAATGTCTTTGATATATAATTCTAGTCCTATCATGCTTATTTTATACAAAATGAAAACTTTTGTTTATATTTTAGATAAAATAATCTATGGGTAAAATTCAGAATGATAAATACTATACATCTAGAGAATTAGCAAAGTATTGTATAAATAAAACTTTTGAGGTCATAGATGAAAAAAATGTTTCAGATATTATAGAACCAAGTGCAGGAAATGGTTCATTTTCAGATCAATTATTTTTTTGTTCTGCTTATGATATTGAACCAGAATCAAAAAATATAATTCAACAAGATTTTTTACAATTAGATATACAGTATAAAAAAGGTAGATTGATTATAGGTAATCCACCTTATGGCGCTAAAATGCAATTAGCTGCAAAATTTTTCAAAAAGTCAGTAGAAATAGGAGATTATGTTTCTTTTATATTGCCTATTTCTCAATTAGATAATATTATTACTTTATATGAATTTGATTTAATTTATAGTGAGGATCTTGGATTAAAAAATTATTCTGATGTCAAATTACATTGCTGTTTAAATATTTATAAAAGACCAGAAGGTGGATTAAATTTAAAACCAAAATTCGAAATGAAAGATATTACCATTGTTAGAGATGCTAAAAAAGGCTACGATCAAATTGAAGATGATATAAGAATGGTTTACTGGGGGTCTGGAAGTGCTGGAAAAATATTAAATAGAAATGATAAAAGATATGCTGGTGAATATAAAATTAAAATTCACAATGATGGTCTTAGAGAAAAAATTATTCAGATTTTATCTAATGTTGATTGGAAAAAAGAATTAAAAGCAATAGCAATGCTTAGAATTAAGCAATATCATATATATAATCTTTTAAAAAGGGAAATTCCAGGTATTATGTGAACTACTTTTCTTTTCCGCATTCACATTTACCTTCTTCACACTTACATTCTTCACAATCACAGTCTTCACATTTTTTACCGCATTTATCGCAACATTTTTCTTCTTTTTGGTAATTTTTATCACCTTTACCACATTCAAAAAGAAATGTTTCAAAAGTTTTGATTCTTTTCATATACAAAAATTAATTTTCAGTATATATAAAAATTTTAAAAACATTTTTTATTCGAATGTAACTGGCTCGTAATCCATTGAATCAATGTCGCCAACCTGAATTAACTGAGATAATAGCATGTCAATATCAAAAACATCAAATTCTCAAATATGTGCATCCATAATTATAAATTTTAAAAGGTTAAAAATCAAATTTTTTTATTAATATAGAAGGAGATAAGAAATTATAAATGAACTTTTTAATTGGATATTTAGCAATAAACATACCTAAAATAGGAATAAAGTTTTTCATTGAATAGGTATTTTATTAATTCTTGTTAAATGTCTACCACCATCAAATTCTGTTTCTAGAAAGATTTTCACAATTTTTATTGCATCATCAGTTGATATAAACCTAGCAGGTAATGCGCACATATTAGCATCATTATGTTTTCTAGCTAATGATGCAATTTCTTTTTGCCAACAAAGAGCAGAACGAATTTTTGGATATTTATTAACTACCATATTAATTCCGTTACCACTACCACATAAACTAATACCGAAATCGAAATCACCTTCTGATAATCGCTTTGCTAATGGGTGTGCAAAATCTGGATAATCACAACTATCAGTTGAATAACAACCAAAATCAGTTATTGCATATTCATCATCAAGTAACCACTTAATTAAATTTTGCTTGGTTTCAAACCCTGCATGATCTGAGGCTATACCTATTTTAATCATAATTGAGACTTATTTACTATTTTTAATTTAACACTTCTTAGAAGTTGATTAATATTGAATTTATCTGTTTCATAATTCACTGTTCTTTTTTTTAAAAAACTTAGTTCATTATTTTTAAGTAAAAAAACAGTATCTGAAGAATATACATCTACTCCGTAAAAATTAGTATTACTGGTTAGATTTATAATTATAATATTCTTATCTCTAATTTTTGATGCAAGACTTCTAATCTGATTATCAATTTTTTTACGATACATCATTCTTTGAATGGGATCGGGATCATTACTTATTTCATCATATGTGAGAAATTTCATCAATATTATTGAATTATCTTCTATATCATCATCTAGATCCACTGTAGACAATCTATCTACACCAGAGAAGCAATTAATAATTTTATAATCCTTTTTCAAATCTTTTAATATAAAATTGATAAATTGCTCTGATTTAATATCGTGTATAAAAGTTACCATCTTTCCTTTACAACGAATTACTGAATTATATATGATATCATATTTCATATTTACATTATTCCTTATATCCAATAAATTTCAAAAAATCATCTGTTGGTTTTACTTTATGTGTTAAAACATAATGACTAGCAAAATCACCAGGCCAACTATAATTATCTAATTGATACTCACAACATCCTAAAATTTCTTCAGTGATTCTACTATATGAAAATCCTCTGTAAAGTACTTTTTGTGCAATTTTTTCTTTTTTGATAATAAGATTATAAATAATATTAGCTTCTTTTTCTGATAATACATTTGATACAGGCATAGGATATTTAGGATAATGTTCAGAATACCAATAACCTTCTATTTTTATACTTTCTTCTGTTTTCATGTTGTTATTTTTATATTTCCAAATCATAATTACCTAATATTAAAAATCTTGTTGCATCTTTACCACTTCCATCTTTTGGTACTTTTTTACCATTACTATATAAAAATTCTTTAACTGGTTCTGGTCCAACATTGTGAGCCATAGCAATTATACCTGATTCTGTAATTGCCCATCCATTAAGAAATGTACCGTCAAATTTTTTGATTTCATCTTTTAGATAAACATATAAAATATCTACCCATAGTCTCATAGCGGCTTCTTGTAATTCAGGATTACTTTTCCATTTTTCCCAACTAATATTATCAAGATTGATAGATTTTCTTGCACTCTCACCCATCTGATATTTACCCCAATACTGACTACCTTCTCTTCTAGCTTCATAAGGATTTTCCCAACCATTAGATTCTATTCCATGTAAATTTTCCTTCCACATTTCATAATCTTTTGATGCATCCTTTAAATGAAAAATTATAAAATTTGCATCTTTATTTAGTATTTTCTTATAATTTACAATGTTTATAGAATCTTTGTGTATATCTCCGGTTGAGGGTATATAGACCGGATATTGAGAATAATTGGGCTTTGAAATTTTCTTAATATTAATATCAATACCAAAAGTCAATAACAAAACTATCGCTATAATCGCTATACCTATTAAAAGAATAAATAATTTAAGAGTATATTTAGAAAATAGACGTAGAAAGAATAGTTTATCGTATTGGAAAAAATATTTAATCTTTCTAGGAATTAGATTTTTTTGATATTTAATTGTAGCCTGAAGCAATTCATCAGATATTTCAACATCATGTTTTAATGATGGATCTAAATGATAATCGTTCTTATCGTGTAAAATTTTATTTAGATTTTTCCACATCTTTTTTATAATTATATAGTAATTTAGTTTCCTTAATAAAAAAATCAAAAATTAGAAGCAAACCAGAATTCTAAATTTTTTATTTCTTTCAATTTTATTTTTAACAACTTGAATTTGAAGTATTTCCATTACAAATATACGGAAAATATTTCATTTAAATACTATCATTCTCTAAATATTTTTTATATTCGAGTAATCCTCTTTCTAAGTTATATTCTGGTTTCCATCCAGGTAACCATAATTTAGAGTCAGATTTAGTATTAAATTGATAGCCTTTTGGAATCATATTTTTATTATGATATGAATATGGTATTTTCATTATTTTCATTATATCTTCATAGGTTCTAGATTCTCCACTACCAACATCATAATATTTTCTATAATATAATTTTCTATAATATGTATAAGCATAGATATTTGCACTTACAACATCATCAACATATATAAAATCTCTTTTAGGTTCACCTGGAAAAAGTTTAACTTCTTCATTATTTTTATACCTTAAGAACATTTGATATGCAATAGATGCCATATTTCCTTTATGATCCTCGCCAGGTCCATAGACATTGAAATATCTCAAATTAATACCTGAGTGTAAAGAAACATAATTTTCGCCTGCGTATTTACTCCAGCCATAAAGATTACTAGGATATTGATTATTGATGCCATAATTTGCTGCGGATGAAGAATATATTAATGGTATATCATATATTTTACTCCAAGATGTTATTACTTTGGTTGATTCGTAATTTCGCAACATCATATAATTCACATCGTTCTCAAGTGTATTAGAGCAAGCACCTACATGAAAAATGACATTTGGCATAAAATCATATAACATTTTTTTTAACTTATCTATCCAATTGGAATCATCAAAATAACTTTCGTCTATACCCAACAATAAGTTATTATCGTTAGAAAGTGCATTATATAATCTTTTACCTATAAATCCTTTATATCCTGTTATAACAATTTTATTCATATCTTCTTTTTAATGAAAATAATTATAAAAGTTTAAAAATAAAAAAAGAGAAGCTTTAAGCTTCTCTTTTTTTATTACCTAATTTATCAAGTTTAATTTTTCTTAAATATTTTGTTACATCGTCTGGTAAACTATTTTCTCTTTCTATCCATTTTCTATTTCGAATTCTATCATCTGAATGATCATAACAGTCTTTACATATTGTAGAAATCCAGCCCTGAGTATATCCAACATTTTCAGTAGACCCGCAAAATTCGCAAGTATTAGCAGACATATGCTCAGCTAAATTGATCATTCCTTCAATATACTCATCACCTCCATTAAAATAAAAAGATAAAGTTCCGAATTTTTCTTTAACCTGAGTTGCTACAACTTGAGGTATTTTTTCATCCTCTCTTCTATATTTATTATTAATATCAATATAGCTTTGTATGGAATAACAAAGTTGATCTATCAACCAAAACCAGCCGTCACTATGCTCAAATCCCCAACAAAGTGCTGTTTCCATAGGATTTCCATATCTATTTATGAAAATTTTCGGATATTTTTGAACCAGATAATTGTCTAATTTTTCTTGCATAATTTACAATTTTTACCGTGTGATTTTATATAATTCGGTTTTGTGAATTCTTTATTACAATATTCACATTTAATTTTAATTTTATCATTCTCTCTTTTCATTTCAGATATTTTCTTACGAACTTCTTCATTTTTAGATGGATTGTTTTCACCAATTATATCAGTTCTATCGTAATGTTTACCTGTATTTTTCTCTCTACATTTTTGTTTTATTGATTCCGCTCTTTCCGTTCCATACTTATCAATATATGTTATGTTTAATAATTTTTCTGATAATTTTCTTTTAGTTTCATCACTATGATGCCAACCGCATCCTCTTGAAGATTTTCCTTTTTTTGATTCACTCATTTTTTTTCTACTTTCATCAGAATGAGTTCTTCCAGACCAATTATTAAAAATCCAACCATGAGATTTATCACTGAGTTTTTTTCTTATATTTTCCTTGTTAGGATTATTTGTAAAATTATCACCACCAAAATTTCCAATACAAATATTATATCCATTAGGGTATAAACAATTTTCATTGGTAATCCAGTATATTTCAGATTCGTTTAATTCTTCTTGATTTTCACATGGTTGTAAAATTTCTTTTTTAAAATTTTCTACTCCATATTTTTTTATCGCTAATTTAAGAATTTTACCGGAACCTAAATAATTTATATCATTTCCTTTTTCTTGTCCAATATAAATTTTATTATTTATTAAATTTGTTGTTTTATAAACATGCATATACTATATATAAAAAAAATCATCCTCCGGAATCTCCTTTATAAATTACTTTCTTCATAAATTTGATAATCGAAATACCAAGGTGATAATTTTTCATCGTTTTCTATTTTCATCATTTCTTCTGCTGAACTTTTAGCAAGTTCGTACGAATCATAAGAAATTAAAAATCTATTTGAATCATGTTCTACAAAAGGATCTCTATGAGTATTTCTCCAAATAATTATATAACTCATAATACTACTTTAATAATTTCAAAATTATCTGATGATCTCCAAAAATCTTCATCATCAACTTTCACAACATCGTTTAGTTTAATTGCAATATTTTCCCAATCTTTCCAATCACTATTATTCAGTAGCCAATCAACACCTTCATAACTATCATTCATAACATATTTGACTTCATTTTGATATTCTTGACTATCTTTAGTATATCCATCAACTTCAATTGCATAATGATTAGCACGATTTTCAGCAACATCTTTCAAAGGAATTAAATATTGTCCTCTAGGAGTATTACATTTAATTGCTCTCATATTATTTTTTCTGTTTAATTAACACATCATCAATCATTCCGTAAGACTTTGCTTCTTCTGATGTCATCCAATAATCTCTATCACCATCTTTTTCAATTTTAGAGAATTCCTGACCAGAATGTTCAGCAATAATCTGATATAATTCAGTTTTCAAAATTTGAATTTCTTTAGCTACGATCTGAATATCAGATGACATACCCTCAGCACCAACTGAAGGTTGATGAATCATCACTCTTGAGTGTTTCAGAGCGGTTCTTTTACCTTTAGTACCAGCACATAGAAGAACAGCACCCATAGACGCTGCCATACCAGTACAGATGGTTGCAATATCAGGACTTACGTATTGCATGGTATCATAAATACCAAGACCTGCATAAACTCCTCCACCAGGGCTATTTAGATAAATTTGAATATCTTTTTCTTTATCAATAGATTCAAGAAAAAGAAGTTGAGCTTGAATAATGTTTGAAACATAATCATTAATACCAGTACCAAGGAAAATAATACGATCCATCATTAACCTTGAAAATACGTCCATCTGTGCGACATTAAGCTGTCGTTCTTCAATGATTGTTGGATTAATGTAATTATCTTTAATATAACCATTTGCAATGCTTTGATAATTATGCAATGCTAGAGAACTAATACCAAGATGTTTGGTAGCATACTTTTCGAATTCATTCATAAATTTTATTATTTTAAATGTTTAATTTTTATATAACAAATATAACAAAAACTTTTCATTCTACAAGAACCTAAGTTCCTCTTTTTGTTATTCAGCATCTTCCTCTAAAATTTCTTCTTCTTCATCCTGAAGTTTTTCCATCATCAAATCTTTCAATTTGCGCATCCTGTCATCCGAAAAAAGAGTTTTAACTTTTTCATCATCAATAGGATATGAAATTTCTTCGTCTAATACATGAAAAAGATAATCAATTGATAATTCCGTATCAACTTTGTCGCACAAGAAATCGATAAGATTTACCTTTTCGGTTTCATCAAGTTCAAAAATTTTCCTCTCTTTCATCTGAACTAAAACCTCTTTTTGTTCATCAATAGAAAGATTGTCTACATTGCCTGTCAAAATTTCACTAATATTCATATTATTGTGTTATTAAATTATTACTATTATTTAGTATATTAAAAAATTTACAAAGTTTAACAAATCAATTAAAAATATTTATACAAATATAATAAATATTTTTAATAAACAAAAAAAATTTTAATAATTTTCATCATCATCATCAAAACCATAATCAGATTCATCATCATCGAAGTCGTATTCATTGTGATCTATAACTTCATCGACACTTATCTCGACAACTTCAATATCATCTTCATACATAAGACTATCATCATCTAAAATTTTTTGAGATAAATCCTCTGCAAATCTGTTAATTTTATCTAAGCCAGATTTAGTTGCTTCTACTGAAAAACTCATTGTAATAGTATATTCTTTCATATTTTAAATTTTAATTTGTTTTCTGAAGTATATAAAAATTATAAGAAAAGTTTATTAAACATGATTCCCGGATCCCGAATCAATTTTTTCGATTATAATTTTTACGATTCTATGTGGTGGAAAATATTCAATAATATTAGAGTTCTGACTAGAGTTCTGACTAGAGTTCTGATCTTCTTTCATAACACCATTTGTACCTAAACTTATAATATCTCTTTTAAGTTCATAATCTATCTGGTATTCTGTTGTTTTGGTTATTACTTCACCATTATCAAGAATGATCACTATATTTTGTTGTTTCATAAAAATGTTTTTATTTTATATAGAATTATAATTTAATTGTTGAATTTTTCTCCTAATATTATGATAAAAGTTCTATTTTTCCTTTCAGAATATCTTTCCACCTACAACTTTTACCTGTAATATGATCTATTACAATATCATCACGAAGTCTATAAGTTCTTCTTTTTGTAACTCTTCCACTTTCACCTATTTGATCATTTCTAAGATTTTTAATTTCTTCATATCTTTTCTTCTCTTCAATAGATTTAAGTTTATCGGTTAAGATTTTCCATGCTCTAATTTCATTTTTATATTGATCCCTGGTCTCTTGACTTTTAACCTGAATACCTGTTGGTATGTGTGTTAATTGTACACAACTAGAAGTTTTATTCACATTTTGTCCACCCGGACCAGAACTTCTAATATAGCTTTTGACAACTTCATTTTTATTCAATTTAAATTCAGATTTCTTCTCTGAATTCATTATTGCAACCGTTATGAAACTAGTTTGAATTCTATTATATTTTTCTGTTGGTGGAACTCTCACAAAGCAGTGTGAACCGCTTTCATTTGAGTAGTATTTTGACACTTTCTTACCAGTAATTCATATATAAGAATTACTTTCACCGGTTTCTACTTTATAAGTAAAATTATTATTTCGGCAAGATTTAGTATAAATTTCAGTTAAGTCTTTGACTAGTAATTTAGAATCATTACCACCTTCTGAAGCCCGAATTTCGATTATTATTGTTTCCATATTTAGATAGATTTATTTTTTAAAATAAGTATTTATTTTGTTAATTCAATAGTTGTTATTGATAACAAAAATATCTAACTCAATAAACCATATCTAAAAATGTTTTTCATGATAGCATATATATAAAATATTGATTAATTTGTTTTTTACAAAAATACAATTTTATTCTTTCTTAAAAAAATATTTATCTAAAATTTTATTCAGTGTTTCTTCTTTAAATGGTTTAGTAATATAGTCTATACAACCAGACTTCATTGCTAAATCTTTTTCTGTACTAAATGAATATGCGCTTTGTGCTACTATTGGAACATTTTTTATTTCTAAAATTTCAGGCACCACTTCATACCCTAGTTTATCTGGTAATCTCATATCCATTAGTACCAATTTGATTTTATCTTTATAGAGCTTGAATTTATAAATTGCTTGTTTAGCATTTTCAGCATGAACGATAGAAATCTTTTTATTGGATAATATAACATTTAAATACAGAAATATATCCTCATTATCTTCAACAACTAGAACTAAATTTTCATCTTTTTGCATTTCTTCTAATGAAATTTTAATAGGCTTATATGGAATAGTAAAATAAAATGTCGAACCTTCTTCCATTTTAGATTCTACCCAGATTTTTCCACCCATCATTTCTACGTGAGATTTAGAGATAGAAAGTCCAAGACCTGTACCTCCATATTTTTTAGATAAGCCTTCTTCTGCTTGACGAAATCTTTCAAAAATAACTTCTAATTTATCTTCTGAAATACCAATACCTGAATCGCTAACATAAAATTGTAAGAATCCATCAACTAAGTCATATCCAATCTGTATATTTCCTTTGTGTGTAAATTTAATCGCATTGGTCATTAGATTAGTTAATATTTGTCTTAATTTGGACTCATCTGTTATAATAGTAGATTCATCATCAGTAAGAGTGGTATACACAAATAAATTTTTATTATTATTAGGTGGCTTATTTAATGATACTTCTCTAATTACATCATTAACGCACACTTCAGAATTATATAATTCTACTTGTCCTATTTCTATCTTTGATATATCTAAAACATCATTAATTATATCTAGTAAATGATTACCACTTGAATTAATTATAGATGTATATTTATTTTTTTCGGATTCAGTCAACTCTTTATTCATTATGAAATGAGAAAATCCAATTAGACTATTAAGAGGCGTTCTAATTTCGTGACTCATATTAGCGAGAAATGTAGTTTTTAGTTTATCAGATTTTTCAGCCTTTTCTTTTGCATCTATTAATTCTTTTTCGACTTTTTTTCTTTCTGTTATATCAATACCGAACGAAACGAGTCCGATTACGTCAGATTTACTATTATAGAGATTATTACTTTGCCATAATATGTCTCTAGTACCTCCATTTTTTGTAAAAATCGGATTTTCAAAAATTTTATCTTTACTATTATCTTTTAATTGACGATTAAATTCTTCCCACACATAAGGTATTTTATCAATAGGTGTCATAGTATCAAACCAGTTTTTACCTATTATTTCATCTTTAGTGTAGCCCGTTGTCTTTTCTGCAGCCTTATTAAAAATATTAACTATACCTTTTGTATCAACGCCTATTACAATCGCATTTGATGTTTCAATTAAATTTTCAGAGAAATTTTTGGCATCCAAAAGTTCTGTTTCTATAATTTTTTTATCTGTGATATCTCTTATTATACCCATCACATAGGGTTTATTTTTAAGTATAAGAGTTGAAAGTGATATTAAGCCGGTGATTATATCATTTTTACCGTAAAATGATGTTTCATAATTTTCTATAAATTCTTTATCTTTAAAAAACTCTGATATTATTTCTATATCTTTGTTATTAACCCAAAAATCTTCTGTTTTTAATTCATTTTTATCAGTAATAATACGTTTAAACGTCTCATTTGTTTCAATGATCTGTCCTTTTTCATCAGCAATATAAATTGCTTCCGGTAAACTATTGAATAGGATTTTATACTTAATTTCAAGATTCTCCACAATAAAAAAAGATTTTCTTATATATTAAATATAAATTAATTTTTTTTATCGTGATTCAAAGAATTTAATAATTTTTCAAGTTCTTTTGCAGTATCTATTGCAACATATATAAGTGTTATAACTTCAATCTTATCTTGCTGAGTAAATGACACATTTACCAAAATTTCTTTAGCATATAAATCATTTATGATATGTTGAAGTCTGTCTATCTCATTTAATGTTTTTTCTCTTTCTTCATTTCTTTGCGTCATACTTTTACTTATCTCAAGTAAAAATTCTCTATTTCCTTTAATAAATAAAAAGAAAAATATATCATATTTTATATTTAATATCTTATATTTAAACCAATCTCTACTGAGGAATCTAATTTTCTTATTAGAATATTTGATAAGTAATGTAGAAATAATATTCGCATAATATACGAATAAACTTTCAAATTCTTCATAATCCAACGAGGATAAATATTTTATGAATCCTCTACGGAACTTGTAATTGAGGCTTTTTTTTAGAATTATATTTAAACTATGAGTAATCATACAATTATATAATTTTTTTTATAATTAAATATATATTAATACTTTGAGTGTTAATTTGATTCTACTTTAAAGATACATATTTATTTTAAAATAAAAAAAGCGGATGAAAGATTTCATCCGCTTTTTTGAAAGATATATTGAGTTAGGATTTCCCACCCGTATTAAAATTTACTACTGGTGCTTTTTTTGCGCCTTCTTCAGCTTCAAAATAAGGTTTAGCATCAAATCCGAAGATATTTGCAATAATCACCTTCGGAAACTGCCTTCTAGATGTGTTATACTTCTGAGCAACCTCGTTGTACTTCTTCCTTTCAACAGCAATTCTATTTTCAGTTCCTTCTAACTGAGCCTGAAGATCCATGAAATTCTGATTAGCTTTTAATTCTGGATATTTTTCTACTACGACCATTAATTTACCAAGAGCCTGTGAAAGTCCACCTTGATTCTCCTGAAAAGATTTAATCTGTTCAGGTGTGAGATTTTCAGCATTAATATTCATTGAAGTGGCTTTTGCACGTGCTTCAATAACCTCTGTTAATGTTGATTTTTCAAAATCCGCATAACCCTGAACGGTGTTTACTAAATTGGGAATAAGATCTGTCCTTCTCTGATAGACATTTTCGACATTCCCCCAAGCTGCGGTTACTGGTTCCTGTTGACTAACCAGCGAATTATAAGAGGAAATGGCCCAACTTACTCCAAAAAACAATGCTAAACCAAATGCGATAGCTACAATCCAACCTGTTTTCATAATTTTTAATTTTAATTTGAATATTTGTTATTATTAATTTTTATAAAAGTTTACTATTTATTTTTTTTAGTTTTTGTTTTCTTAATATAATTTCTTCTTCTTTTTCATCCACTACTTTGAAATTATTCCAGAAATATTCATAATAATCATCATTAAATCTGATCAAACCTTTATTAGACTTCACATCAACACTAATATGTGTATTCAAGGTATGATGATTCCAAAAACCAGAATAACTATACAATTTATTGTGAGTAAAATTCTTATTAGATTTACCAATATAAAGTAATTTCATATCTTACCATCTTGAGCTTGAACCACCACCACCAAATTTTCCACCTCCAAATCCACCACCTTTACCACCTTTACTACCAAGGACAATATAAAGAAGGAATAGAGCACCATCAGGCCAAACTACTAATAGAATAAGCCAACCAACAATAATAAGTACCCAAACATACCAAGGTACATTTTTAATCATCCAAGCAAGAATACTTTCATCTTTTTTACTTTCTTTAATTAATTCTTCATTATGTTCTTCTGAATAACCTTCTTTACCAATTCTTTCTTTACACGCATTTATAAAACTTACAATACCTTCATAATAATTGTTCATTGATAAATACTTGTTAGCAATACTATCTCCTGTGTGTTTAAGCCATCCATCAGGTAGATATCCTTCTAATCCATAACCAGTCTGAGAACGTAGAATTTTTTTATTCTTAGATAAGATTATCAAAAGTCCATTATCTACACCTTTTTTACCTACGCCCCAAGTTTCAGCCGTCTTCTGTGCCAAATCAAAAATATCACCGTCATAATCAGGTATAGTTAGTACAGCTATTTCAATAGTTGTCTCTAACTCATAATCTGTCAACATTTTTGTTAATTCAGAATGTTGAGCTGGTGTAAATGCTTTTTCATAATCAGAAACATATCCCAAATTTTTTGGAATCTCCTGACTAAATGTAAAATAACTTAATAGAAGCGAAGTAACAATAAGGAGAAGTTTTTTCATAGTTGTTGTTTTTATGAATACAAAGATAGTGAAAAAAAAATTAATTTTTACAATTCAGTATTAAAAAAATGTTGAAAATCTTTTACACTCTCATAATTCTCTGTTTTTGATATTAAATAGTAATCACCGTTATCACATGATATAGCATAGTATGTAGATTTACCATTATTATTCCAACCGGAGATAAATATTGTTATTTTACCATCAAAACTTTTATTTGCTAGTACATTAACTTTATCATGAATTCTATTATAATAGGATTCTAATTCAGTACAATATTTAGTTTTTAAATCTTTTTCATTTTTCTGTTGTTTAGCATGTTTATCAAAAAATTCCTTAGCATACATCAAAGTTTTATAAACATTTATACCGAATTTAGGCTTGGTTGACGTCCTTCTTCTTTGAAGATTTTTAACGTATATACTAGATGAATATTTAATTATATGATAATTTTTATCATTATAGAATGAATTAGTTGGATTTTCAAAATACATTTTAACATGATATTTAAAATTTTCACATTCATATTCCCATACTAATCTTCCATAACCATCAGGTTGAATTTGTATTTTCTTTTTCTTTAGATATTCTATTAAATATTTTTTAGTAGTTTCCATTTAGCAGTTCAATTTTTTTAAGTTTTTCACTTCTGATTATTTTAGAAATATTTTTAGAAACATAGTTTTCCTCTTTTCTATCGATTTTTAATCTATTATTCATTGCTGAATAATTAAAATGAAACATTACAGAAAACTCTTTATCTATGTTAACACTAGTTACGATATTGAAAATCGGATTATCTTTAATTAGACCCAAATCATATCCATATCCTGTTCTTCTTCTGTAAGTATCAGAAAGATTTATATCGAAATGAATTTTATCAAAATCTATTTCTAAATTATGATTAATTTTAAAATAAGATAATATCAATTGCTTGATTTTATTGGTGACTTCATCTGTTTTTAAAATCAAATTATTTATTTTATTGATATTTTTTACTAATAGTCCAAATTTGGATAAAATTCTTTTTTTATCAGCTTTATCTCTGATAAACCCAATATTAATTTTTCCTATCTTAAAAAAATTAGGTTGATGAGAAAAGATAATTTTATTGAAAAGATAATTTATACTAATATGATATCTATTACTACCAATAGTGTAGTAAATAGTATATTCATTAATATATTCAAAATGAGAATTTGAATATTTTTTGGATGATTTTAATGTATTAATATAATAATTATCCATTTATCTTCTCCATTCGTAAATTGAATTCTTTGTCTTAAATTTAATTTTTTCTTCTGTTTCTTCAATAATTTCAAGGACTTCAGTAGTTAACCAATAATCTTGATTACTATAGCTTCTTGCTGTTACAGAACCAACTAACATATGACAACCCACAATTGGTTTATCTCCGACAACTTTATAACTATTACCATCAAATTTAATAGCCTCTGAACGTGCGCCACCTTCCATAAAAGCTAATTGTCCTTCAATTTCTTTGAGTAATGTTGGCATAAATTTTATTATGTTTATTTAATTTCTACAAATATAATTGATCTTTTTGAAATATCAAAATATTTTTTAGAAAAATTACACTTTATTATATTTATATATAATAGAAAAGATTAAAAATTAAATGAATAGATCTGAATTTAAGACATTAAAAATTAATCCAGAGATACATAAAAAACTCAAAATTTATTGTGAGAAAAATGGATTGAAGCTCAACATATGGGCCGAAAGAGAATTATTAAAAATAATCAGTAGAATAAATGAAAAAGAAGTGGACATATGAGAAATGTAAAGAAGAAATTTCCCAATATAAAACAATATCTGAGTTTAAAAATAAATGGATATATAAAGTTATTTTAAAAAATGAATGGAAAAATTTACTAGATAATTTTTATAAAATAAAAATTGGAGGTTGGTCTTACGAAGAATGTAAAAATATATCTTCCAAATATTTAAAATGTTCAGATTTGTGCAAAGATTATCCTATGATTTACAAAATTATAAAAAATAATAAGTGGGAAGAATTGTTGGAACATATGACATTTAAATATTGGACATATGATAGATGTTTGAAAGAATCATTAAAATATGAATTCAAGTCTGATTTTAAATCAAAATCTTCAACTGCATATAACTCAATAATAAAAAATAAATGGATTGATATCATCGAGAATATGAGTAATAAAATTATGTATTGGACATATGATAAATGTAAAGATTATTCTAAAGAGTTTGATAATATCAAAGATTATACAAAAAAATATCCAGGAGCAATTGATTCAATTTATAAACATAAATGGTTCGATATAATTGAACCTATGAGAAAAGTTAAACCACGTGGCTATTGGACATATGAGAAATGTAAAGAGGTATCTGAAAAATACTATAATATTTCTGATTTTAGAAAAAAGAATGGTGGTGCTTATTATAATATAAGCAAGAATAATTGGTTTGAATTATTTAATCATATGAAAAAATTACCAACATTTTATAAAAGATTAATTTATGTTTATGAATTTTCAGATAAATCATGTTATATTGGATTAACTTGTAATATAAATAGACGAAATAAGCAACACCTGAAAGATATTAAAAGTTCTGTTTATAGATATATAAATAACAAAAAAATATATCCAATTTTGATTATAAAAAGTGATTATATTGATATTAAAGATGCTGTGAATTTGGAAAAAACTGAATTGATGTTATATAAAAACAATGGTTGGAATATATTAAACAAAAATAAAACAGGTTCAATAGGTATGACCAAACTTTATTGGACCAAAGATAAATGTTTATCTGAAATACATAAATATAAAACACATTCTGAATTTAGAAAAAAATCACCTGGCGCATATAACTCAGCATTTAAAAATGGTTGGCTATATGAGTTACTAGAGAATAATATTGATGGCTATATTAAAAGGACAAAAAACAATTCTACTCAGAAATCATATTAATAAAATCTTCCACAGATATTATTTTAATACCTAGTGATTTAGCTTTTATCATTTTTGATGAATTACTATCAATATCTTTACATACTAAATGTGTTGTGTTTTTTGTAATGGAACTACCTACTTGTGCACCATTTTCAATTAAGAATTTTTCTTCATTTTTCATTCTAATTCCCGTAAAAACAAAAATCAATCCTGTCAAATCAATTTTTTTCATGTTATTATCATTATTTACAATTACTTCACTTTTAATTTTTTCTTCATTTGAAATTTTAATATTCAATTCTGACATAAAATTACTGAAACAAACAATACCATCAACAAAAGCTTCTGATGTTTTAGTTGACATTCCTTTGATTGTATTCAGTTTTTCTACAATTTCTCTGCGAAAATCCAAGTAGGAAAGAATATGAGAAATTGATGCTAAATCCATATTTTCAATCGCTTTATTGAATGTTCCAAAATGAACAGCATCACTAGTATTTTTAATACCATCAACAATCATTTTAAGTTT